CGGACCTTAGTTGACCCGACTTCACCGCCATCCCATACCATCTTGAAGGTGACTCCCTTCTCACAGTAGGTACCATCTGCTAGTACCCATCGACAGTTCTTGGCTGGATTGCTCATGCTCGCTTGCGACCTTTCGAGATGTTAGTGACTGTAGCAGATTCCGTGGCTGGAAGAATCTCCGACAGGGCATCTAGTTTGAACTGACCTTTGTCCTCCTTTGTGATGAAGGGCTGACCCTTTGCGAGCAGGTACTCGTCACAGTAGGTGTAGGTAGCAGGGTAGTACTCACCACGCACACTGAGCATGAAGTGCTTCATCGTGCGACACGTGTCACAGATCAACGTGACGTTGTACCCCTTGAATCCTTTCTCGTTGACACCATCTGCGGTATGAGGCTTCCATCTGTGACCGAGCCCACGGCATCGCACGACCTCTTGTGTGAAGTCATCTTGCGTCTTGGCGAACCTCATGACTGTGACATCCTCACGTGAGTCTGATCCTGCCACCATGCGGGCTCACACAGATAGAAGACGGTGAAGTCCTGCTCCAACTCAGTGAGGGTGAACTTCAACTCATCATCGTACTCCATGTCAGTGACACGGTCAGCAGTGACGATGTTGCGCACCTGACGACCTGTGTGCGCCATCGCAAAGTGCAGGTTGTTGGCAGGCTCATCAGGTATGATGTTGTGATCCCACCCTACCCACTCACCTGAGACAATCATGTAGTTGCCTCGCTCATCCACAGGAAACGTCACGCTCACGTGATCGAACCTGTTGAGTGTGTTGATCTCGACCTGTTTCATTGCTGCTCCCTCGTGATACCTGTGTAGATGATGTCACCGTTCTCATCGAACATGTGATATGGGCTCATGTCAACGAGCTTGATTACTGCCTCTTCTGATAGCTCCCCACCTTGATCAATCCGTGCGAAGTCATGAGCGTTGTTAGGTGCAGGTGGACAGTCAAGGAATGCATCGAGTCTATCATAGAACTCAGTGAGTGTCACTTCACATGCTCCTTGATGTAGACCTCTGGATTGTTGGCCTTGATAGCTCTCACCCTTAGTAGCATGACCTTAGCCATGTTCATGAGAGCGAAGTACTGTTGAGAGTTGAAGTTGGCTTTGTCCTCATTGTGTTGCTTGACCAGTACTGTGATGAGTGCGTCCACCTGTGGCATCAGTCGAGTGAGTGATTCCATGCCCTCATCATACCATGCCTGCGTCAGGTGTAGTGCGTCATCCTCCTTAGGTACTGGTTCAGCCTTGCCCTGTCGGGCGCGGGTTTGTTGATGCGATACAGATGCACCATGTGTGGTGACGCATGTCTTGACTAGCTCACGTAGGTAGGTGACCTCATCTGTCATAGGTGTGATGACATCCACCTTAAGATCACTCTCGTTGATGGGCTCAGCTAGATCAAAGGCTACATCCTCAGGCCAGATGATCGGGTCCGACAGGGTGAGTGAGCCTGTCTCATCACGTGTGAATGTCTTCACGTAATGATCTGAGATGGTAGCTCTGATTGTGCTAGCTGAGTAACCTAGCTCACGTGCGATGCTCTCGAATGTGTTGTTGTTAGGATGCTGATAGATGTATCGCATCACCTGACGTGCGCGATTCACCTTGTTGATAGGTGGCATGGTGTCCTTACCGCGTGCTGATGTGGATTATACGGAGGGTGATTCGATCACATGTTCGCATGTGTTCGGAGTGATCGGGGGACCACGCTCGGTAGTGCCGCATCCTGCGGTGGACTGCATCGAATGACCGTACCATGCCGTAGTATAGGTGGCAAGTTGATCATGGGAACGCTGTGACCTGGGGATATATTGTTTGTTGATGTAATTAAACACATGATCTTGCGTGGATTACATGTCATTCCATAGGTGCCCCTACGGAGTCAGCGGAATGGTGGAGGAGGGGAGGGGACCCCCTTTTAGGGGGGGTCCCCGACCACCGCTAACCTATCGCACCACCTTGTTCAGAACTGGACAGGTGCGTCGTCTTGTGGCGTCTCATCAGTGCCGGTGACAGGTGCTGAATCATCGGTGACAGATGGTGCTGCCTCTTCGGTGTCAGCTTTGGTACGTGCCGCCTTCACAACCTCCAAGTGATAGACGGTGTCATTCTTCTCGACATCGAAGGTATGGACGAAGCCAGGATCAGCATTCCGCCAGATGTCGGTGTCACCTGCAAATGGCGCCGCTAAGGCGACCAGAAGCTGATCACGTGTGACACCGACACGCTTGGCCACGTCAGTGTTCTTGATCTTCGAGCTTGGGAGGTCTTCACGCTTGCCATCATTGTCGATGATGGTGACACGTGCGAACTTCGGAGTGAAGTTCGGAGCATCACTCATGCTGAGGGAACCTGTGATCTTCGGAATCGTGATGGCTTTGAGAGCCTTCAACTGATCTTCGGTAGCTGAGGATTCAGCTTGCTTGATCAGTGTTGCCAAGGTGGGAGTGAGAGTCTGGACGAGTTGCTTGGCTTCTGCTGATGCGGTGGTGTAGTCATCTTCACTGACACCTGCGTCCAGATTGAGAGCCTTCATCGCGGGGATGTAGTACTCATCATTCACACGTTGCTTGCGCGCTTCGAGCTTCTCGTTGAGAGCATCCTTGTAGGACTTGATCTGCTCTTCGTAGGCAGCTTTGTCCTCAGCATCCTTCTTGGCCTGCTCTTCGAGCGCTTGCCTGTAGGTGATGACTTCATCGACAGTGGAGTCCTTGAGAAGCTCTTCCTTCTGACCCTTCACCTTCTGATAGGTGGTGATGGTGGAGTACATGGTCCGCAGGTCCTTGAACCCCATGTCAAGCATGGTGGCGGTGAGACGCAGAGCGGGATTCTTGTGATTCTTGATGTCCTCAGGGATCGAGGGGACGAGATCGGCAGGAGCCTGTGGGGTCGACATGATAGTGACCAATCGTGAGTAGTGGTGAGACGCACTGACCGGATTCCCCGCGTTGTCTGTCTCTCTGTGTTCCTTTGCTATGGACTACATTACACCCTCTGGGGACAGATGCAACGTGCATTGCCACATTTTAAGCACGTTCACCCATTCGAGATATGGGGTTGTCGTAGCGAATACTAGCGATAGGTGGCATCACATGACTAGGCCACACACATACATACACGTACACAGGCACCAGAGCACAGCCCTGTCGGCGCATACATACACGTACATACGTTGACCCGGTTTAGGTTGGTTGATGCGGTTCGCACGCAGGTTGGAGCTGACCTGATGGTCAGCTCCAACCCTTACCGCTTGCTAGCGTTGCTTATGAGCCATGCGACGATAGCTGCGGGTACGCAGAGGATAAGACATGCGATTGCGTCGTGCACTGTGATGATCCAACCAGGTGGCCAACGGTAGGCCCACGATGGTCAAGATCACTGCAATCCACATGAACAAGTCACCTAGTGTCATGTACCGCTACCTTCCGTAATGAGTGAGGCATGACATAACCGACAGTGACTAGCGCGCACGGATTGTGAGGGGCTGAGTTCAATTCTCCCGGACTATTGGCATCACCCCCTAGTGATTGCCCTTGCACCCGGATTGCGTCGCTCTCAGGCTAACTGAGAGCGTTTGTGCTGGTCAGGAGGCCAGTGGGTCAGGCTTCGTACAGGTCAACCGAGGTCACGTTGACGCTGAGTTCCTCGTAATCACTGTCAAACAACGTCATGTCTGACAGATGATCCGTGATGGTACCAATCGCCAACGACTGACGTGCGAACGACTCATCACCTGCACGCTGACGACGTGATGCGCGTGTCGTCACGTTCAACGTGATGGTCACTGTCCATTCATCATTGACTGACAGTGGTTCGATTCCGAGATCAGACATTGCCTGCTCATAGACAGAACACCATTCGCCATTGACTGCGTAGTCATGTGCAACCTGCTGAACCTTACTGATCAGGATGTACTCGTGATCCATCACCCTGCGAACAAGTGCAAGCTCTTCACGTGCATCGTTCAACTGCTGGCCGTACCATTGCTGCATGGTGCCCTGTACCTGCATGCCTGGTGTCCACGTCACGTAGCACTCTTCACACGTGCTAATGTTCGCGCACCTATCGCCATCTGCGATACCCGCGCGATCACCCGTGCAGTAGGTCTGCATCCAATCGCGTAGCATGCGCTCGCGTCGCACGTTCCCATCACTCATGATGAACAACTTGAATCCGTCCCACTCCACAATGTGGAGCAGGGTCAACACCGCTTGAATCGCTTGAGACATGACTCACCTAATCGTTAGTAGTCATGCGCGCTAGTCACTGTGAAGTTATTTCATAGAGATGAGCGGGTCCGGGGCTCCCGGCTTGACGCTCACTCCGTAATGCAACAACAACTCCATCATGCCTCTGTGCTCATGACACGCGAGAGTGAATGGTGTGCGCATTAGGGTGACACGTTATGTGTCGCTATGTGTACGTGCTTAGCCTAGCCTTACATGTGACGAGACATGTCGTGTCGTGAAATAAGTTGAACCGGTTGTATTGGGTTAGACGGGCTCGATGGTACAGAAAGATGCACCTATACTAAGAGTCCCACTTGAAAATAACATGAGCACGTGGTAGTATACTAACATGGTAGAAAACCCGTATCGTAAAGCGCGTCTCGACAGGTCAATGACTCAGCGAGAGCTAGCACACATAACCAACACCACACCACAGAGCGTCCTGATGTTAGAACAGGCGCTATTCAACAGCGTGCCACAATCATATGCGCAGTACTGGCAAGGTAGAGTAGATGAGAACCAATACTATCAATGGCGCACCTTAGCCAGAGGATCAAGTGGTATCAACAGGGACTATGATCCCAACTCAGACACGTGGCTCCACTTTCGACAAAGCATCTCGCCCTCTTTCAAAGGCTTCTGTGTTCGGCTATGCTTTCAACCATCGCTCCTAAGGGAGTTCGAGAAGAAGTGGTTCAGCAGGGACCTGATGGTTCAGGCCCTGTCGGAGGCGTTTGTACCGGAAGAGATGTGCTGGTTCATAACTCAGCGCAGTAAGGTGAGGAGAGTATTATCACCTATCAGTCTCCAGACTCCATCGGGAGTCAGAACCGTGCCTTAGCTGGCCCCTTGGACACCTTATATAAGCAGGCACCATCTACTGGGAAGCCTTTGTACGCCCCACCTGGGGTGCCTAGGCAACTCTTCATTGATGTGGTCCGGGCAGCGTGCTTGATTCACAACTTGACTGACGGGTCTTCCAATCAGGAGTGGCTTGATCCTAAGGTCATCAAGACCTACCTTCCTGCCTCGGTACCTAAGGCGACCGTAGAACAGATCGTAAGGACAGAGAACTTCACCCAGGCCCTTGTGTTGCGGGGCGTCATGAGTGTGACTCAGACGCAGCTATCGGGTGAACAGATGCGAGCCCTGTCGGTTCTTACTGACGTCACTTCACACGCAAGCTTAGAAACTAGGTTGAAGCGGGCAGGAATCCCACAATACAAGTGGGATGCTTGGATGAACTCAGCTATTTTCAGAGCAGCGCATGACAGGATCGCGCATGACATCTTCGTCAAGGCACAAAGTTCCATTGACACTCAGGTGGTGTCAGGTGCCCTGTCGGGTAAGCTAGACTTCATCAAGTATTACAACGAAGTCACAGGACGGTACTCACCTGGTAGACGAGCTCATGACGATGTGCAGAGTATCTTGAATGACATCGTTGACATCGTGACGCGGCACGTGAAAGACCCCGCCACCTTGCAGGCTATCTCATCGGAACTATCAGCCTCGGTGGCGAAGCTCGGATGACCGCGCCTACTAACGGCACGTACTACACGCCGAGATTAGGGTTGACCGTACATGGTATGGATGACGACCTAGATGCTCAGCGTAAGAACTGGGATCGTCTCGATCAGACCATGTCTGGTGTCTTGTGGGTCGCAGATGATGCGGTACCTGACGACACTATACTATTCGATGGTGCACTAGTAGCAGAGCGCAACTCAGGTAAGGTGTGGCGCGCTGCGAAGAACGTGTCAGGTGTCTTCGAGAAGAAGTACATCAAGTACCCTTGGTGCATCTGTGCTTCTGCCTCTACGATACAAGACTTCCCTGCCAATGACATAGCAGATCATTTTTGGGGCTTCGACACAGTAGATGCCAACCTGTCGGTGAATGCCACCCTGTCGGACTTAGTCGGCACCTTTATCAAGGTACCGATTCATGGCTTGTACACAGGGACACTCATCGTTAGATGGGGACCTAACATTCCCACTAATGGGTTGCGTAGAGTCGCTATCGCTTACGACGGCGTGCCTGATATAGTCAACAGTGAAGTGTTCAAGCTCCCAGCAACATACAACGCGAATGGGTACACCATCTGTACCACGAAGTTTGAGCGGGAACTCCAGGCTGGACAGACAATCGCACCTAGTGTCTACCAGACCAGTAGTCAAGTAACAGTAAAGTTCCAGACTGTAGCAACTGTCGCACTAGTGAGGGCACTATGAGTAAGGTCCTGACACCAAAGCTTAAGCTTACCAAGGAATCAGATGATGAAACCATCGACCCATTTGCACCTAACTGGCCTATACTAGATAAGTATGCTGGTGGTTTATTGGTGGCAAATGGAACGGTGCCTCCTGACTCTGACTTGTATGATGGTTGTCTGGTGTCGGAACTCACTAGCGGTAAACAGTGGATTGCTAGGCTTAACACAGGTGGAACCTATGACCATATCTGGTTGGTGTATCCTTGGTTCGCAGAAGTCGGGACTCCTAGCCTATCTGTCGCATCAGTACCATTCACCAACACTGCTTACGGGTTCACGAACTTGTGGAATGGTGTCAACACTGATGCTGCAACTGCACTAGTGGGAACCTTTTTGGTAGTTCCCATTGATGCGATCTATGAGCTTGTCTACTCAGTTCGTGGTAGTAACCCAAACAGTAACGACGCACCCCTGTCGGCGCATATCTCCGTGAACTCAGACCAGAACTACTTGTGGTCTGAGACATTGGAGAAGTACAATCTTAACTACACAGTCAACTGTACGCAGCTGTTGAGGAAACTCAAGGCAGGTGACAAGCTCTGTCTGAATATCTGGCAGAGTTACGGAGCACCTATGGCCGTGTCTATGGTTCTTCAAGCATCGGTGGTGTGTCCTCTATGACTATCACTAACACTGCCAAGCTCGGACTTCCTGTCGACACATTGGGCGAGGGGCTCATCACCACTCAGCCCTCATCATGGGATAGGGTAGATCAAGCGGCAGGTATACTAAGCACCCTGTCGGGTGTGGATATACCTAACAATGTGCTATATGATGGCGCTATAGTAGCTGAGAAGGATACCGGCATCTCATGGCGCTGTAAGAGTGATGGCTCAGGTGGGTTCACCAAGCAGTACATTAACTATCCGTGGTGGGTCTGTAAGTACTACTCCAACGGACTTGCCAATAACGGTGCTAATGCCAACACAGGATTCGATGTCTTCTATCAAGGAGTCAATGCCACTGATAGCTCCGTTACTGTACCAACTCTGAATGGGATCAAGGTACCCATCAAGGCTCTATATTCAGTATGTCTGTATGTCAGATGGGCTGGTGCAGCAGCAGGTGTTCGTCTCGTCTCTCCTAATCTCAGTAATGGTGGCGTACTGACAGATTGGGAACAGGTAGATCAGGGATACAATACTAGTACTCCTACCGGTCAGGTATGTAAGTTCCAACGTGTCTTGAATCCCGGAGACTTCATCATGGGAAAATACTGGCAGAACTCAGGTGGAGGGTTATCATACTACACTAGTTGCTGGGTGACTCTGATTAGGCCGGTACCATGACCACTCCTGGTAAGACTAATCCAGATGTAGAACCAGATCAGCGTGCTGTACTAGCTCTTCATAGGAATGATGATGTTGACTCACGTCCCGAGTCACATCACCACACACTAGGACAGGGCCGTAACAACGCATCACCTGGCAGCCATGTGCATGATGGCACCCTGTCGGCTCCCCTTCTTGGAACCAGCATCACTGGCTCGCGCACTAATAACATGCCGGACATCATGAATCAACTCCTTAACGAGTTGCAGAAGATCGGGCTCACTAATGCCACGACCCCGTAAGGAAGACGAGGAACCACCTGACAGAAGTGAGATGATCAATAACCTGGCGAAGGCTTTCAATCGACAGGCGCTAGAACCTAACATGCACGCTTATCTGCCTCACACTAAGCAGCGCATGTTCCATGAATCAAAGAAGACGGTGAGGTTGTACATTGGAGGGAACAGATCAGGTAAATCCGTTGGTGGAGTTATCGAAGACCTTTGGTGGGCAACTAGACGGCACCCATACCGTAAGATTCCCGACAAGACAATCAGTGGTCGGGTTCTTGGAGTTGATTTCATCAACGGAGTACAAGGTATTCTCCTGCCTATCTTCAAGCGATGGATCGTACCGAGTGACCTTATTGATGGATCATGGGAAAGGTCATGGACACTTAGTGAACGCACTCTCACGCTTGCGAACGGTAATCAAATCGACTTCAAGTCATACGACCAGGATTTAGATAAGCACGCTGGTACGTCACGTGATTTCATCCACTTTGATGAGGAACCACCTAAGCGCATCTTTGAAGAGAACCTGATGCGTACCGTTGACGTAGGTGGATCAGTGTGGATCACCATGACACCTGTGCAGGGTCTGACGTGGACGTACAACACGCTCTATGTCCCCGCTAGGACAGGTAAGAAGGAAGACCTAGACATCATCGAAGTAGATATGAGTGATAACCCATATCTCTCAGTCAAGGAAAAGATGACGGCTCTCGCCTTCCTTGATGATGACGAGAGAGCTAAGAGAGAGCATGGACGATTTGTTCCGCGCGGTGGTCTTGTATATCCAGAGTTTATGGCATCGGTGCACGGAACTCTATCAGCGTCATGGCGACCGCCAGCTAATTGGCTTATCTATCATAGCCTTGATCACGGTTACAATAACCCTACTGCTTCTCTACATCACGCCGTCTCCCCGGACGGAGGTAGTATTGTTACCTTTCATGAGATGTATGGACGCGAGAAGATCGTAGAGGCATGGGCAAGGGAAATCATCCAGTGGGAGATAGACAACAAGATCGACGTGTTCTTACGGACAGGCGATCCAGCAATGAAGCAGAGACAAGCACAGAGTGGCAATTCAATTCAGACACTATATGCAGAGGCGGGTGTCTATTTTGCCCTAGACAGCGTACCGAAGAACGTGTCGGTAGGTGTGGACAAGATCAATACCTATCTGAAACTGAACCCAGCCACGCAGATGCCCTTCTGGCAATGTACATTAGGTTGTCCCAACCTCATACGAGAGATGAGGGCTCTGCATTGGGATTACTATACGAGTCCCAAGTTAGAAGATTCAAACAACTCTCGGGAGACAATTCACAAGAAGGATGACCACGCACCTGATGCATTGAGGTACTTCTTCACGTTCCTGCCTGACCTGTCGGCTATGGGTCTTGACATGATGCCACCTGAGATTCATAATCTAGGCACAGAAGACATCGGTACCATATGGGATTACATCGAGAAGTATGGTCCTGATTCTAGTAGAGATGATTATGGCTCAGGTAACTGGGACATTCAGACCGGATACAACCTGATGGAGATTGAATATGACTAGCGAACGCTTCCGGGTCATTGCACGTGGCTCTCTCCCTCATCCCGGTACCTGCATCATCTGTGGTACCGATCAGCGTGATTGCATCGACTTTGGTGTCGATCGTGATTACGTAGGTGCATTTCTCATCTGCATTGAGTGTGCACGTGAGTTCGCCAACGTGGACGAACTTGATCTGATCAAGCGTGAAGAAGTCGTTCATCTGATGGAAGATAACGACCTGATGAAACGTCAGATGGCAATGTCAGTCGATGCAATGGAGGATATGCAACGTGGTCTGGTGGCAAGCGTTGATATTTACATCGGTCGTATTAGGAGCCTCTCTCCTGATGATGTTACTACAGCTGACCTACCAGCAGAAGACCAACAGGTTACATTTGGAGACTCTGGCCCTGCTGAGACACTCAGTTGATTTACTGAGCACTAAGGACCCGATGACATATCAGGTCGTATCCACAGTAGGTGGTGGTGAGCTAGACTCCGACTACGATCCATCAGATGATGCTGAGATCGAACGTTTGAAGAAGCGAGGTTATGGTGACGGCGCCCTCCTTGATGAAGCCTCCGGCTTCTCAGGTGACCTCGACCCCTCCGAGTTTGAACGGATACGATCTGAAATCTCCGGGAGCTACGAATAAGCTTCCTGATGAGAAAACACAAGGTCAGATCGTAGGTTGGATTAACGACCAGTATACCAAGATGAAGACTGATCGTCAGAAGACTAGACGACAGTGGGACATCAACTTGCAGATGTATGCAGGTGAGCAGTACGTACAAGAACTCACAGGTAAAACTGGCATCGCAAGGATGGGCACTCCACAATCACCACGTCATCGTGAAAGGAGTGTTACCAACAGGACTCGTCCTCTTGTCAGGACTGAAATCACCAGAATGACATCACAGAAGCCTAGTGTGACGGTGGTTCCTGCGTCGGGGGAGGACGATGACCTGTTTGCTGCACAGTCAGCAGAAGCTGTGTGGGAGTTCCTGTATCAACATGCGAACATCCAATGGAAGATGGAACGCATGGCCTTCTGGTGTGTACTCACCGGAGTAGGTATCATCAAGACGTGGTATGACCAGGACAAGCAGGACAAGCTCTTTAAGAGCGTAATGGGTACGCCTTCCAAAGGTAACATCTGCTTTGGTGTGGTGACGCCATATAACCTGTTCATCCCTGATCTGTTGTGTGAAGACATCGAGGAACAGCCTCATGTCTTCGAGGCTTACACCCGCCCTGTCGAGTGGGCGAACATGTACTTCAAAGGTGAGTTCCAGGCATCTAGTGTAGCCAAGACCGAAATCTTCGAGTCTGCTTACTTCCAGAGTTCAGGTAGTGATAACGCGAAGCCTGACTCTGTGCTTATCAAAGAGTGCTATATCAAGCCTGGCTCTACTAACCTTCTCAAAGAAGGTGCACTAGTCACCATTGTTGGTGACAAGATGGTGAACTTCCAAGAAGGTATGCCGTACTCACATGATGAGTACCCATACGCTGTCACCAAGGACTTGATGAATGGCAAGTTCTATGCGGACTCAATTCTACAAGACACCAACCCCCTTCAAAAGGAGTATAACAAGACACGCAACCAGATCATTGAATCTAAGAATCGCATGGCACGGCCTCAGTTGCTTGTGCCTATCGGGACGATGGACCCCAGCAAATATACATCTGAGCCGGGCAAGCTCGTCATGTATAAGCCAGCACTGGGCAAGCCTGAACCGTTGCAGTTGCAGCCCATACCTAACTATGTCCTCGAAGAGCTACAACGCATTATCTCCGACATGGAAGATGTCTCGGGGCAACATCAAGTCTCGCGTGGCATGGCTCCCGGACAAGGTGTTGTGGCAGCAACTGCGATTGCGTACCTACAGGAGAAGGATGAATCAATGCTCGCCACGACCATGTCGTCGGTCGAGCAAGCCATTACCAAGATTTCACGACAGGCTCTCTCACTTGTTGTGGACTTCTGGGACATACCTCGGATTATACGTGTGGCGGGGACCGACAGGGCGTTTGACTCCTTCGCACTCAAGGGTTCGGATATTGCAAGTGGTTTAGATGTAAGGGTTGAGCCTGGTTCTTCGCTCCCCATGTCTAAGTCTGCACGTCAGGCTTTCTTGATGGACTTGTTCACATCTGGTGCTATCACTGCACAACAGATGTTGGACATGATGGAGATGGGTAGCGTTAACGTCCTGGTTGACAGGATGCGTATTGACATGCGCTGTGCTCAGCGTGAGAACCTACGCATGAAGAAGCTTACTGCGGCAGGTGTGGCTGAGTTCAATCAGCAGCAGATGGAGCTTGCTCTGCAAGGTGGTGAAGGTACCACTGATCCCAATACAGGTATCCCCACCATTGATCCTGCGAACATCAGCACATATCCGCCTATGGTCAAGGTGAATGAATGGGACAATCATCCTGTTCATATCACCACGCACAACAACTACCGCAAGTCACAAGAGTTCGAGATGCTTGATCCTGAGGTACAGGATCAGTTCGCTAAGCACATCAAGCTGCATCAGATGTATTCGTATGCAGGTATGATGAATCCCATGATGGGTCAAGCTGTGCAAGGTGCACAACCTGGCATGATGGGAATGGCAGGTGATCCCTCACAAGGTCCCCCAGGTATGGATACCGGTGCAGGTATGCCTCCTGGTGGTCAACCTGGTCCTCCTGGTTCAGGTGGACAAGGTGGGCCAGGTATGCCTCCTGGTGCTCAACCTGTTGCGCCTCCTGGCGTTCAACCTCAGACGATATAAGGAGGTGAAACATGCCGAACATTGACATGCTCAGTGGTTATGGTCAGGGAATGATCGTAACTGACAGGCGGTGGGCAGCAGTAGATGCCGCTGATCCGGTAACACCTGCTGAGTTCGCAGCTACTCAGGACATCCGAACGATGGATGCTTACCTGGCTGCTGCTAACGCGGCGTACTGGACAGCTACCAGACTGGCTCAGGAATGTATCTGGGACAAGTTGTTCTGGATCAGAAGTCAGGCATCTCCGTCTGGTCTTGCATAACCACATACTCCCAGGGCTTAGTCCAGAGCTAAGTACAGGGGTCCTATAGTAAGGAACAGTAGTGAGCGAGTTTGATAGTGGTGCAGGTTACGATTCAGGGCCTGGTCTGACTGTTGAATCATTCGCAGGTGTGAATGGTTCAAGCCCGGCTGCATCTACCCCACCTGACGGTGGTACGTCATCTGACGGTGGACAACAGCAGACAGGTACAACTCAGCAATCTGCACAGGACAACCCGGCATGGGCACCTTTCTTGCAAGGTGTGCCGGATGTCTTTCATGACA